TTAATCCGCGGGTTGTCGGTTCAAATCCGACGGGGCCCACCCAGCGTCACCATCCGGCTCGGGCACCACCCATTCGGTGGGCAGGAGCTCGGCCGGCGCGATCCCGAGCGCGCGGGCGATCAGCTCCAGGTCGTCGAGGTCGATCGGCACCTGGCCGTTGAGGCGCTTGCCGACCCAGAAGTCGTTGCGACCGACAGCACGACCGAGCTCGCGGTTCGTGATGCCGTGCCGGCGAAGCAGGACCCGCAGGTCCTCAGCCACCTGTCCGGCGTAGGTCCGAGTCGGTCGGCCCGGCACTTCCCGAAGTCGATCACCTTGCAGCAGTCCCATGGGTGCAAGTTAGCCCATAGAGCGCGGGCGCGCCTACCTCCTTGGCTACGCAGACACGCCGAAGCGGCCACTTTCGGTGGACGCCCGTCAGCCGATAGAGCTAACTTGAGCGGCGTGATGAGCAGGTCCACAGACCCGGTCGAGCGAGTCGCGGCCAACGTGCGAGCCGAGCTGGGGCGACAGCGGCGCACTCGCCGGCAGCTCGCAGCGGCGATGAAGTCCGACGAGCACCGCGTCAGCAAGCGGGTCCGCGGGCTGGTGCCGTTCTCCGCGGACGAGATCGTGCAGGTCGCCCGTTTCCTCGACGTCACCGTCGAGGAGCTCGTCGACCTGCCGCGGACGCCGGTCGGCAGCACGGCCGGTGCGGCGTGAACTCCTCAGCCCTGCCGTCGCGGTTCTGGGCGAAGGTCGACCGGTCGGGCGAATGCTGGCTCTGGACGGGAGCGGTCACGTCGGCCGGCTACGGGTCCTGGTCCAGCGACGGTCACCGCCTCAGCCCGCACCGGGTGACCTACGAGGCCGTCCACGGTCCGATCCCGGACGGCCTGCAGATCGACCACCTGTGCCGCGTCCGTCTCTGCGTGAACCCCCAGCACCTCGAGGCGGTGACCCCGCAGGTCAACGTGCTCCGCAGCGAGGCCCCGACCGCCTACCTGGCCCGGCAGACGCACTGCCTCCGCGACCACGAGCTCGCCGGGGACAACCTGCTGATCCAGACCCGGCACGGTCGCCCGGTCGGCCGGGAGTGCCGGAGGTGCCGGGACGACGCCCGAGCTCGGCGGCGGACCGGTCGCCCGGTCGGCCGGCCGTCCCGCCTCCCCACGGTCGGTGTCGCGTGACCGCGGACGCGACCTTCGGTGACGGGGACTATTTGTCCGAGGCAGGTAGGCGCGAGGTCCTCCGGGCCTCGAGCGCGGCTCGCAGTGAGGTGATCGCGCGACTCAACCGGGTCGCCTCCGTCTCCGAGACGGTCAGGGACGTAGTCGAGTACTGCCGCCTCGCCGCGCGCGGCCGACCGGAGGTCCGCCTTCTTGAGCGGGCCGCGCTGGCCGCAGCCGCTCACGAGATCGAGCAGCTGGACCAGGCGGTCGCTCAGTACGAGCGGCTGGACCCGTCCAGCGGCTCGCCGAGCCCAGTCGCCGCCTCTGAGTTCTGGGCGTGGCTCGACGAGCCGTGGACGCCCGGGTCAGGTCCCCGACGAGAAGTCGGGGATGTGGATGTCCGGCTCGTCGTTGGTGATCGCGACGGGGATGCCGCCGCCCATCAGGAAGGCGCTCTCGATGCCGTCGGCGAGTCGGATGTTCCGCCACGCCTGGGTCGCGCTGCCGGCGGCGTTGGTCAGCGCCACGAGGTCGGTGTGGTTGTGCAGCCGGAAGGAGTCCCCGGCGTAGTGCAACAGGAGCGGCATGAGTCGTCCTCTTCGGTCGAGAGCCCCGGCGCTGGCACGCCGGATCGCTCGCGGTCGACCGTAGGGGCGCCCACCGACAGGGCCGGGGTCCCTCTTCGGGCCGGTTCCTCGGTGGGTCGGCGGTCCCGGAGGTTGCTTGCGCGCCTCCGGGGCCGCTCCACCCGGGCGCGCTGACGCCGGCGCCTTGAAGACCAGCGCCGCCCGTTCCCCGGGATCCGACTCCTGGGCGTGCTGAGCGGGCGGCGCCGACCCCCACCAGGAAGGTTCCCATGTCACACCCGCCCAGCCAGCCCGCGACGCAGGGCCGACACCGTCCCCGCCCCGACGGCCTGTCCCCCGAGGCGCTGGTCGCCGAGATCGCCCGTCGCGACGCCGCGGCCCGCGCGACCCGGATCGCAGCCCGATGACCGCCACCGCCACGGTGCGCGGCCGTCCCCCGATCCCGGCGACCGGCGCGGGGGGACTCGACGACGCGCCGGTCGCCGGCACCACCCCGCCGGCCGCGCGGCACGCCGCTGGGTCGACGTCCCGCGCGTCGTCCTGGCCGCGCCGGGCGACGTGTGGGCAGGGGATCTCGACCACCGGCCCTGGGCTCGCGTTCTCGACGTGCGTCCTGTCCCCCGGCCACCTCGGCACCTGCCTGCCGGCGCCGGGGGTGCCGGCATGACCGCGACCATCGGCGCCGACGGTCGCCCGGCTGCAGCGCCCGACCCGAAGCTGACGCCGGCCCGCCTGGCCCGGGCCAGCGAGCAGTTCGCCTCCGACGTCGCCTACGCCACGAAGGCGGAGGAGCACGTCTGGGTCGTCGCCGTCACCCACACCATCACCGTCGACGACGCCCGCTCCTGGACCGAAGGCGGCCAGGTCGTCCTCGGACCGGACTCGATCGTGCTCACGCACGTCCGGTGCTTCCGGTGCTTCACGTCGTTCGAGCCGCGGCTGGTGGGCAAGCGGTGCCGGGGGGCCCGGCAGTGACCGCCGTCCCCGCGATCGGTCAGGACGTCGTCGACGTCGACGTCGAGCTGCTCGACCCCTGGGAGCTGACCGCGCACCCGCGCAACGTCCGCGTCGACCTGGGCGACCTCACCGGCCTCACCGCCTCGATCGCCGCGCAGGGAGTACTCGAGCCGCTCATCGTCGTGCCGCTGCCCGACGGCGGGCACCTGCTCATCGCCGGCCACCGCCGTGCCGCGGCTGCCCTCGCCGCCGAGCTCAAGCGGGTGCCGTGCATCGTCCGCCGCGACCTGGCCGCCGACGTCGACGACGACCGGGTCCAAGCCGAGCACGTCGGCGCGATGCTCGCCGAGAACCTGCACCGCCAGAACCTCACCGCGGTGGAGGAGGCCCGCGGCGTCCAGACGATGCTCGACCTCGGCTTCGACGTCGCCGACGTCACCGCCCGCACCGGCCTCGACCGGTCCCGGGTCCTCAAGGCCTCCGGCGTCGCCCGCCTCGCCCCGGCCGCGGCCGCCGCAGTGGCCGACGCTGGACTGACCCTGGACCAGGCCGCCGTCGTCGTCCGCTACGAGGACAGCCCGGACGTGGTCGACCAGCTCGTCACCGCGGCGGGGGAGGGACCCGGCCGCTTCGCGCACGCCGTCACCCGCGCCGAGCAGGACCGCCAGCTCGCCGAGGCCGTCGCGACCAAGCGCGCCGAGCTCGAGGCAGCCGGCCGACGAGTCCTCCAGGAGGAAGGCCCGGGCCAGCAGCAGGCTGAGCGCCTCTTCAACCTGCTGCAGGACGGCAACACCGTCGACGCCGAGCAGCACGCCAGCTGTCCCGGGTCGGCCGTCGCGATCAGCGGCCGGCACTGGGGCGGCGAGATCGAGATCCGCGAGGACGAGGTCTGCACCGACCCGGCCGGCAACGGGCACAGCCAGCGGTGGGGGAGAGACCCGCGCGGCACTCCGGGGTCGTCGATGTCGGACGAGGAGCTCGAGCGGCAGCGCGCCGAGCGACGCGAGGTCATCGCGAACAACAAGGCGATGGCCGCGGCGAACACCACCCGGCGGGCGTGGCTCCGGGAGTACTTCTGCCGGACCAAGGCGCCCAAGGAGGTCCTGCGCTTCGCCGTCGAGGCGATCGCCGCGCACCCCGACGCCCTCTACGAGTGGACGTCCGGGATGGCCTCGCAGGAGGCCGAGCACGCCTGGACCGAGCTGGGCCTGGAGAAGCCACGCCGCTACGGGCCGGCGTCGACCAGCCCCTCGCTGACCAACGGCGAGCACGTCACCGACGCCCGGCTGCCGCTGCAGCTGTTCGCCCACGTCGCCGCCGGCATCGAAGGCGGGATGACGAAGGAGGCGTGGCGCAAGGGCGACCACCGCCGCGACCGCTTCGTCAGCTGGCTGAGCTTCCTGGTCGACCAGGGCTACGAGCTTTCCGACATCGAGCAGCAGATCGTCGGTCGACCGAAGCGGAAGGCGCGATGACCGCGCCGCAGTACCTCGACGTCCCGCGGTTCAGCGCGCCGGCACTGTGCGCCGAGACCGATCCCGACCAGTTCATCCCCGAGAAGGGCGGCTCCGTCCGGGACGCGAAGCGGCTGTGTGGGGGCTGCGAGGCTCGCGACGAGTGCCTGGACTACGCGCTCGATCACCGCCTCGTGCAGACCTGGGACGGCGTCTGGGGCGGCACCACCCCGCGACAGCGGAAGCAGCTGCTCCGCGAGCGGCCGGCCCTGCAGCCGGCAACGTCGGCTCCCCAGCCCGTCGAGCGCGTCGTCGCGCCACCGGCGGCCGCGCCCGCGCTGCCCGTGCCAGCTCCGGTCGACCCGGCACCTGTCGCCCTGCCGACCCGCATCGCGCCGGCCGCGCACGCCGCGACGACGTCTGGGCGGAGGCGCTGGACCGACGAGGAGCTCGCCGCCGCCGTCGACGCCTGCAGCCGGGCAGGCCTGACTCGTCGGGTCGAGATCGCGGCCGCGCTCGGCGTCAGCGTCACCGCGGTGCGCAGGGTCGCCGCCCACGTCCCGGACGTGGCCGCGTGAGCGTGCCCGCGGCCGAGCTCGAGCCGGTCGACCACGTCGAGGGGCAGCTGCAGCTGCCCCTGCGAGCCGACGTCGTCCCGGACGCCGAGCTCCGGGACGGCGACCAGGACGACGCGAGGTGGTCGTGATGTGGACACCGCCGAACGAGTGCCCCCGCTGCGGTGGGGAGGTGCTCTGGGGCTACACCGAGAACGGGAAGCGCATGGCGATCGACCCGGCCCGCTACCCCGACGACGACACCCAGGCGAACCAGGCTGTCTACGTCGACCACCTGCGCCGGCTCCGGATCCGGCAGCTGTCCAAGGCGCGGCCGCTGGCGTCGTTCGAGCACCGCGCCATGCCGCACGTCGCGACCTGTCCGGCCGAGATCCGCGACCGGCAGGCCCGCGCCGCGGCGGCGTCCCGGCCGGCCCGACGCGGGACCCGCGGTCGAGGTCGCGGTGGCGGCCACCAAACGCGCGGGGCGGCGTCGCTCGTCATCGACCTGAGCAGCCGGCGGATCCTGCGGTGAACTTCGAGCTGATCTTCGGCCTGGGAGCGCCTCTCGCCACCGTGCTGCTGATCGCCAGGTGGCTGATCAACCACACAGGGCCTGTCCGACCGAAAGCGGCCAGTGCCTGCGGATGTGGACACGACTTCGCCTTCCACGACCTGGCCAACGGCACCTGCGGCGGTCTCGACGTACGGACCCGGCCCGGGTACTACTCCCTCACAGAGTCCGTCGGATGCGGCTGCAAGCAGTTCACCGGGACCGTCCGATGAGCGCAGCCACCGGCGACGCCCGGAACGACACGGTCGCCGAGGTGCGCGCCGTCGTCGACGAGATGCGGGCCGAGATGGCGGACTGGGACCCGGCGAACCCGCAGACCCGCGTGCTGGCCGGCTTCATCCGGCTGCTCGAGCTGGCCGTCCACGATGCCGCCGGTGTCGAGGCGCAGAACGAGCGCACCCGTCGGCGAGCGGAGGTGGTCGGCGGCGATGGCCACACCTGGGTGATGCACCACCAGGAGTGGTCGGTGGCGATCGGCATCGCCGATGCCTGGCGGGACGGGCACCAGTGACGTCACCGTCGCCGTCGGCGCCCGAGCCGTCCGAAGCCGACTGGGAGACCGCCCAGGCGGTCGCCGGCGGGTGGTTCTACGGCCCCGACGGTCAGACGCTCAGCGTCAACGAACTGATCAAGGCGATCGCCCTGGTCGTCGCCGCGGCGCGCACCGCGGGCCTGCACGACGGCCGCCTGCAGCAGCTCACCGCCGACGACCGCCGGAACCTCGCCGCGGTCTACGGCTACGAGGCCGGCCTCGCCGACGGCCCTGGCCAACCGGGGCCGGCCGTGACCTGACACGGACCCGCCCCGATCCCCCTGATCCGACCTGGGCGGGCCCGCCTGACCACGTGCCCGCCGCTCTTCCCGCCTCCGCGCAGCGAAGGAGTCCCCCGCCATGCCCACCCCTGAACGGGCCGAGTTCGAACGGCTGGTCCGCGCTGGCGTCACCCCTCGGGTGGCCGCCACCATCGCGCTCGAGCAACGTGACCGCCGCCGGGGCCCCGGCCGTCCCGCCCTCGCGCGAGAGCACGGCACCAACCGGGGCTACCACCAGCACAGGAGCCGCGGCGAGGACGCCTGTGCGCCGTGCTTGGACGCCCACGCCGCCTGCTTCAACCTCAGCGACCGCCGCCTCCGGCAGGTCCACGCGACACGGGTCGCAGCATGACCGCCGCGAAGCGCCTGAAGTGGGTCGCGTTCCCCCTGAACATCAGCGACGACCCGCGGATGCTCGCCGCCGGCGAACCCGCGGAGGTCCTCTGGACCCGGGCCTGGACCTGGTGCGGCAAGTACGCCCTCGACGGCCGCATCCCGAAGGGCATCGTCGCCCGGCTGGCCCCCGACGACACGGCTGCCCGCGTCGAGGCGCTCCTGGAGGAGGAGCTCTGGGTCGACGAGGGCGACTGCTACCTGGTGGCCGACTGGGAGGAGGTCATCGGCTCGGTCAAGGGGCTCAACGCCCAGCAGAAGGCCGCCGCGGACCGCTCCAAGAAGTACCGCCAGAACGTGAAGGCCAAGGCCGAACGCCTCGCGGTCGAGGCCGGCCAGACCTCCCTGCTGGTCCCCGCGTCACGTGACGCGTCACGTGACGCCGCCGCGACGGCAGCGCCCTCCCTCACCGTCGTGCCCGATCCCGCCGACACGAACGACGGCGACGCCGAACCGGGCGAGGCACTGACCTGCACGGACCCCGCGTCACGTGACGCGTCACGTCACGCGTCACGTGACGCGTCACGCCCCGAATCACGCCCTAGAAGGAGAAGAAGAACTACTACCCCCCTACCCCCCCTCGCGAGCGAGGGGGGAACCGATCCCGCTCCCTCGTCGACCAGCCCGCCGGCCGCTGCGCGACCGAGCGCCGGCTGCGACCCCGTCGCGCAGCCGCACGCCGGCTGCCGCGGCTGCGGCACTAACACCCGGGCCGGCCGACGAGCCGCCGCCGCGGCGGCCGCGGTGACCGCTGAGCAGGAGCGGATCCGCGCCGAGCGCGAGCGGGCCGCCGCCGCCCAGGCCGAGCGTCAGCGCGCCGTCGACGCCTGCGAGGCCTGCGACACCGCCGGCTACCTGTCGACCGGCCAGCCCTGCGACCACGTGCGCACCCCAGGCGCAGCCGAGCGAGGCGCCCGCGGCGTCGCAAAGTGCCGAGCCGAGCTCGCCGCACGGACCCGACCGCCGGCGGTGAGCGCGTGATCCTGTCCCGCCGCGACGGCCAGACCCCGCCGCCCGACCCGGACCCGTGGCTCACCGCCGGCGAGGTCGCCGAACTGCTCCGGGTCTCGCCCGCGACCGTCTACCGCCTCGTCGACGCCCGCGAGCTGCAGTCGAAGCGGATCCGCCGGTCCGTCCGGATCCGCCGGTCCTGGGTCACCGCGTACCTGCGCGCCAACCAGGTGACCGAGCTGCCCGTCACGCCACCGGACGGGCAGCCGCGGCCGCCGCCCGGCGCGCGCGACCACCGACATGTAGGGCAAGGCCCTGGCCTTGCGTAACGATCTGGTCACCCCCACCCGAGAGGACCTTCCCCAGCCATGACTCCCGACCAGTACCGCGAGCGCATCCGCGAGGCCCTCGCGCAGCGGACCATCCACGAGAACACCGTCAGCACCGTCCGGGCCGCCATCGGCACCGGCGAGCCCACCGAGGCCCAGGCCACCCAGCTGCGGGAGGCCCGCGCCGCCGTCGCCGCCGTCGACGCCCAGATCGACCAGCTGTCGGCCGGCCTGAACGACGCCCTGGAGGAGGAGCGCCGCGAGGCCCGCGCCGCCGAGCTGCGCCGCGAGCTCGTCCCCGCCGGCGAGACCCGCACCGAGCGCCCCGCCGGCGGCGCCCGCGTCACCAGCGAGGAGCGCACCTACACCGCGCACAAGTCCTCCCGCGGCGAGGTGAGCTTCTTCGTCGACCTCTACCGCATGAGCCACAACGGCGACCTGTCCGCCCGCGCCCGCCTCGAGCGGCACGGGCAGGAGGTCGTCGTCGAGGGGGAGGGGATGAGCGAGCGCGCCGCGTCGACCGGCTCGTTCGCCGGCCTCGTCGCCCCGCAGTACCTGGTCGACCTCGCCGCCCCGGTCCTGCGCAGCGGCCGGCCCGTCGCCAACGCCGTCCAGGGCCTGCCGCTGCCCGAGCAGGGCATGGTCCTGACCATCCCCCGCGGCACCACCGGCGCCAGCGCGGCGTCACAGACGGCGGAGAACGCCGCGGTGTCCAACACCGACCAGGTCTACACCGACCTGCAGGTGCCGGTGCGGACCATCGCCGGCCAGCAGGACATCTCCCGCCAGTCCCTCGAGCGCGGCTCCCCCGGCCTCGACGAGCTCACCTACCTCGACCTGGCGGCGGCCTACCACGCCGAGCTCGACCGGCAGGTCGTCAACGGGTCGGGCACGGGCAACCAGATGCTGGGGATGCTGCAGACCACCGGCCGGCTCATCGCGGCGGCCTACGGCGCCGCCATCACGCCGGGCCTGTTCAACCTCAAGGTCGCCGGGGCGATCGCCAACATGGCCGGCGCCGGCACCCGCATCAACCCGAACCTGATCATCGCCGCCGCCCGGCGCTGGGGCTGGCTCACCGGGCAGATGGACTCCGCCGGCCGGCCCCTGGTCGTCCCCGGCGTCGGCGGCCCGATGAACGTGCTCGCGCTCAACACCAACCCCGGCGCCTACGGCGGGGGGAGCGGCGACGGCACGGACACCGAGAGCTTCGTGACGCCCGGCTCCCTCCAGGGCCTGCCCCTGGTCACCGACGGGAACGTCCCGACCAACATCGGGACCAACGTCGAGGACGTCGCGTTCGTCGTCGACCGCAGCCAGTGCCTGCTGTGGGAGGAGGGAGACCGCCAGCCCAGGCAGCTGCGGTTCGACCAGACCGGCGGCGGCTCGCTCACGGTGAAGCTCGTCGTCTACGGCTACGCGGCCTTCACCTCCGGCCGCTACCCCGGCGCCGTCGCGCAGATCGGCGGCGTCGACGCCACCGCCGGCCAGGGCCAGGTCGCCCCGACCTTCTGACCCGACCAGCCCCGGCGGGCCGCGGCGCTTCCCCGGCCGCGGCCCGCCGGGCCCCACCCCCGACCGTTCAGGACTGAACGGTCGACCCCGACCAGGAGACGAGGTCCCCGTGACCAGCTTCGAGATGACCATCCCGGACCACGTCCGGGAGAACTACACCGACGCACGCATCGCCCAGGGCCTCACCTGGGAGCAGATGGCCGAGCAGTTCGACCGCGACGCCGAGCCGCTCCCGGCCGAGCACGCCGCCCCCTACCTCGAGCTCGCCGCCTGGGCCCGAGCCCAGGGCATCGCCGAGGCCACGGAGGACCTCGACGACGACCCGGACGACCACGACCCGGACGACGGCGACCCGGACGACGAGCCCGCCGACGTCGACGCCGCGGCCGCGGACGGCGACGGCGCGGACGTCGCCGCGGCCGCCGAAGCTGCCGAGGCCGAGCGGGGCGGGGAGACGCCGGCGCCCGAGGAGCCGGCCGCGCCGACCAAGCCGCGGAAGCGCGCCGCCACCCCGACCACCCCGACCCGCTCCGCCTGAGCCGGCCCGACCTAGGAGGAGGAGCGCGGCGGTGGCCCTGACGCTCGACAACCTCGCCACGTTCCTCAACCTGCCGGGGAACGTCGCCCCGACCGACCCGGCCGAGCGCGCCGAGCTGCAGCGGCACTTCGACGCGGCGCTCAAGCACGTCCGCTCGCGGTGCGGCCAGGCGATCGAGGGGACCAGCACGCTGCGGGTCACCTCGGCGTCCGGCAGCACCGCGCTGCTCCTGCCGGCCATCAACTTCGACAGCGTCACCGCCGTCGTCGCACCAGACGGCGTCACCGTCACGCCCACCGAGGTCGACGAGCTCGCCGGCATCGTCCGCGTCCCCGTCGGCCAGCGCGGCACCTGGCGGGTCACCATCACCTCGACGCAGGCGCAGGTCGACCTCGAGGAAGCGACGCTCATCATCGCCGGGCACCTGAACGAGACCCAGCGCCGCAGCCGCCCCCAAGGTGGACGACCCGGCGCCCCGGCGCAGCCGGCCGGCGGCAGCGGCTTCGCCATCCCGCACCGCGCCGCCGACCTGATGGCTCCCTACGCACTGGCGGCGCTGGCGTGATCACCGACGGCCAGGCCGTCGACGTCGTCGCCGACCTGCTCAACACCGTGGCCGCCACCGCGCAGATCATCGACCCCGACGGCCAGGCCCTCGACGTCGTCGTCTTCGACGGCCCCGACGGCCGGGCCGAGTACGCGCCCATCTGGCTCGCCGTCGGCACCCCCTGGCAGGACGACCAGCAGGCCGTCACCACCGTCGAGGAGACCCTCGGCGCCGGCCGGCGCGCACGCGTCACCCACTCGGTCGCCTGCACCGGCTACGTCGCCTCCGGCGCCCTCGACTTCACCGAGTGGCGCCGCCAGGCCGGCCAGCTCCTCGCCGCCGTCCGCGCCCACCTCGACGGCGACCCGACGCTCAGCGACCAGGTCGCCCGGGCCCGGCTCGGTGCCGACCGCCAGCTCGCCGAGGTCGCCGACCAGCAGGGCGCCGCGGTGATGATCGGCTTCACCGTCGAGCTGGTCCTGCTGTGATCCAGGTCGACGTGCGCGGCTCGCGCTTCACGGCGGACTGGCGCTCACTCGGACGGGCGCAGCCGCTGGCCATCGGGCTCTGGATCGACCGTCGCGGCACGGTGCAGCTGACCCTCGGCCGACTGTACCTCGGCCACTACCGGCGGCCCTGGTGACCTGCTCGGCCGCGGAGAGCAGGGGCGCCGGGGACGCCTGCAGCGGCGGGGGCAGCGCGCTGTAGGGACCTGCCAGGCGGCGGGGGAGACGTAGGGACGCCTGGTCCTGGCGTGACCACCCGCAGCGCGGGGAACCTCACTAACTGTGACCACGTCGAAGAGCTCGCCTGCACCGGCCGCGACCGTCCCGGTGGCGGTCGAGCTGCCGCGGGCCGACGTCGGCCCGCTGGTGCGGGCCTACAAGCGCGCGGAGAAGCGCGTCGCCGCGGCGAAGGAGGCCCAGGAGGCCGCCAAGGCCGCGCTGCTCGACGTGATGGGCGGCGCCGAGGTCCTCGCGATCGCCGAGACGCACCAGGCCGTCGCCGAGCACCGCGAGGTGCGGTCCATGGTCCTGGACCCGACCCGGCTCAAGGCCGAGCGGCCTCGCATCGCCGCCGCCTACCAGAAGCTGCGGATCCAGCGCCCCTTCAAGGTCCTGGTGTGAGCGACCAGCCGGTCGACACCGGCGACACCTGGCGCTGGGTCGACCGGCTCACCGAGTCCCGCCGGCGTCGTCTCGTCCGCCGTCCCGACGGCGGCCAGTCCACCGTCGAGCACGTCGACCTGCCCTCGCTGCTCGAGCAGCTCGCCGAGGCGCAGGCCTCAACCAACAGCGGCGGCGGCCGCGGCAAGTCCTCCGGCGGCTCCCGAGCCCCGCTCGACCTGACCATCACCTCGCTGCTGGCCGAGATCGAGACGCTGACCGTCGAGGCGCTCATCGCCTACGGCGACCGGCCCCGCTACCGCGAGCGCGCCCGCTACCGGCAGGGCCGCGCCCGCGTCCTCGGCGTCCGCCAGCTCGACCTCGCGGCCAGCGTCCGCGCGCTGGCCGTCACCGTGGTGGACACCGAGGACGCCGACCTCATCGACTGGTGGGCCAGCCGCTTCTGCGCCTGGGTCCTGCGAGCTGAGGAGGCGCTCGACCTCGACGAGGACGGCAGCGTCGACGTCGTGCCCGTCCGCGGCGTCCCCTGCCCCGAGCCCGAGTGCGGCCGCGAGCACGTCCTCGAGGACCGCGACGGCGAGACCGTCCGCACCCCCGCCCTGGCCATCAGCTTCCGCGACGGCCAGGTCCTCCACGTCACCTGCAGGCACTGCGGCACCGGCTGGTGGCGAGGCGAGGGCCTCAACGCGCTCGCCGACGCGATGGCCGCCACCGCCGCGCTCCCCTCCCCCGCAGTCGCCGACGAGGTCCCGTCCCCGTGACGCCTGCGGTCGCCATGCTGCTCGTCGTGCTGCTCGTCCTGGCCCTGCTGGACGACCACCGACCGGCTTGACGTCGCGACACGTCGTAGATCGGCGGGCCCTGCTCAGCTGGCGATGGCGGATCCGTCGTGTTCGACCGCGGTGGCAGGCGACGCGTCGTGCGCGGCCGCGCGGTACAGCTCCCAGGTCTTCCCGACGATGCCGGAGCCGGGGAACAGGTCGTCGAAGCTGTCCTCAGCCGTCGCGCCCACCAGGTCGAGCATCCAACGACAGAACGCCGGCGGCTTGGCTCCGATCACCCGAGACGGCAGCGTCGTCAGCGGGGTGACCCCGTGCGCGAGGACATCGACCCGTCGCTCTCCTTGAGCGCGCGACGGGACGGGCACGTAGACGACGGGCTCCCATCCGTTCACCGGGTAGCGAGCCGTCGCGTTCGGCCGAGCGCCACGCATCCAGGCCGCGACGCGTACCGGGAGGTCCTGCGCGACGGCTAGCGCGAGGACCTGAGGCAGCGCGGCGGCCGACGTAGACAGTGCCCAACCGTCGTATCTGGACAGGAGCGAGAGCAGCTGGGCGTGGTCGACCTCGCCGGCGTAGTCCGGGTGGCCGACGTACAGCCCGGCGTTCCCGGGGTAGGGCGGGTCCGCGTAGGCGAGCCGTCGCGGGAGGCCCTGCACGACGGATCCCGAGCTGCCCGACGCGGCAGATCCGTCGCGGGTGGCCACGGGCGACGCGTAGCGAGCCACTCGGTGTCGGGCCTGGCGGCACCGCTGGGAGCAGGTCACCGCGTCACGGCGTACGCCGGTCGGGATCTCACCGTCGCACCAGGCGCACGCTCGCACCCGTCGCACGCTACCGGCGGCGGGCGACGGATCGCGGCGGCGTGTCCCGACACACCGACACGGCCGCTCGTCCCCCACCTTCCGGCCGTCAGCTCGTACCTTCCTCCCGCGGCGGTGAGCCATGCCCGGAGGCAGGTGAGCTCCCGTTGCCTGCACCTCCCCGATCCCCTGGCCGGTCCGGCCACGCCTGGCGCCAGCTCGTCGCCCACGTCCGCCGGCTGGTCGCCCGCGGCGCCGGGTGCGCCTGGTGCTTCGAGCCCATCGACCTGGACCTCGCCTGGCCGGATCCGCGCAGCTTCAGCGTCGACCACGTCGTCGCGCTCGACGAGGGCGGTGCCCCGCTCGACCCGGCCAACGCGGTGCCGATGCACCTGGGCTGCAACAGCTCGAAGGGCACGCGGCCGCTGGCCGACCGTCCCGTCCCCCTGAACACCGACCGCGCCTGGTGACCTGACCCGGGCGCGGCCGGCCTCGACCCGTGCCACCCAGCCCGCCCCAGGCGGACGCCGGCCCACCCGAGACACCGCGAACCGAAGCTCGGTGGATGGGTCCCGCGCCCGGAAGGCGCGCGGGCTGGGTGGCACGACCCTCTGACCTCGGCGGGAGGACCTCGCCGCCGGACCGGCGCGAACATGCAGGTCAGCGGCCCGCCGGTTCTTAGAGCCCCGTGCGGGCGGTGACCCGTCCGCGTCGCCATTTCTCCCCCCGGCCCGCACGAGCTGTACGGCGGTACGGCGGCCTGCCGCCGGACGCCCCGCCGGGAGGTGTCCAGCCGATGGCGCGAGCCTGTGACCAGCCCCGATGCCCCGCCCGGGCCGACGTCGACGACTGGACGACGACCGAGTACCGCAAGGGCTGCCGGCTCACCGCCTGTACGGCGGCCAACCGGCTGGCCACCCAGCGTCGGCGCGACAAGAAGCGCAACGAGGGCGTCGACCCGGAGGCCACCGCAGTGGTGCGCGACGTCGACGAGCCGGCCGCCAGCAGTGGGGGAGAGGCCTGGGCCTTCGACGTCGTCGGCGCCGTCCGGGCCGAGCTCGCCGAGGCCGACCTGACCCACCCGTTCCGGCGGTCGCTGACCTCGATCGCGCTGGCGCTGGCCAACCAGCTGCAGCTCTCGCTCGGTCAGGTCACCCCGTCAGCCACCGGCGCCGCCCGGCAGCTCGCCGTGACGCTGCAGCAGCTGCTCCCGCAGAAGGCCGACAAGAGCGAGCTCGACGAGCTGCTCGCCGACCTGGCGTCCGACGACGATGACGACGACGGCGCCGCGTAGCTGCGCGCCGCGGTTCGGCACCCCCCGCGACCCATCGCGGAAGACGATCGGCGGCCGCCAGGCCAAGGTCGCCCGGGCGCTGGGCATGCCGATGATGCCGTGGCAGCGGCACGTGGCCGACGTCGCCGGCGAGATCGACCCGGCCACCGGCGACCTCTACTACCGCGAGGTCGTCGTCACCGTCCCCCGCCAGTCGGGGAAGACGACCGAGATCCTGTCCGTCGCGGTCGACCGCGGCGTCGTCCCCTGGCCGAAGGGCCGGCAGACGATCGTCTACGCCGCCCAGACCCGCAACGACTCGCGGCAGAAGCTCGTCGACGAGCAGTACGAGATCCTCAAGGCGTCCCCGTTCGCCGGCCTCTTCCGCGGCGAGCCGCGCACCGCGGCCGGGTCGGAGGGGATCACCTGGCGCAACGGCTCTCGGCACAAGCTGATGGCCACCAAGAAGACGTCGGGCCACGGCCGCACCATCGACCTGGCGATCCTCGACGAGTTCTTCGCCCAGGTCGACGACCGCCTCGAGGGCGCCGTCCGCCCGGCCATGATCACCCGCGACGGCGCGCAGCTGTGGGTCATCTCCACCGCCGGCGACGCGGGCAGCATCCCGTTCCGGAAGAAGATCGACGCCGGCCGCGAGCGGTCCCTCGAGGGCCAGCACGGCCGGGTCGCCTACTTCGAGTACTCCGCGCCCGACGATGCGGATCCGGCCGACCCGGCGACCTGGTGGTCGTGCATGCCGGCGCTAGGCCACACCGTCACCGAGGCCGCGATCGAGACCGAGTACGCCACGTTCGCGCGCGAGGGGAAGCTCGACGAGTTCTGCCGCGCCTACCTCAACCAGTGGCGCGACGGACAGGTCGGCGTGCAGGCCATCCCCGCCGAGGACTGGAAGGCGTGCGCGCCCGAGGACGAGGAGGCGCCCGCGCCGGCCGGCCGGGTCGCCTTCGCCGTCGACGTCGCCCCGGACAGCTCGTGGGCCGCGGTCGCCGTCGCCGGGCGCACCGCCGGCGGCAATCCGACCGGCCAGGTCATCGACCACCGGCCCGGCACCAGCTGGGTCGTGCCGCGACTGGTCGAGCTGCAGGAGCGCTGGGATCCGCTGGCCTTCGCCCTGGACCCCGCCAGTCAGGCCGCGGCCCTGCTCAACGAGGCCATCGCGGCCGAGCTGAAGCCGCTGCTGGCCGTCACGACCCGGGAGTACGCCGCCGCCTGCGGCGCCCTCTACAACGCCGCCACGTCCCAGCCCACCGACGGCGGCCTGCTGCTGCCCCCGGTGTTCCGGCACCGCAACCAGGCGCAGCTCAACGCCGCGCTGGCCGGCGCCGCCAAGCGCCGCCTGCAGAGCGGCGACGGCTGGACCTGGGACCGGCGCGCATCCACGACCGACATCAGCCCCCTGGTCGCGGTGACGCTGGCCAGCTGGGCCTACGAGCGCATGGCCGTCAACGACGTCGACGTGCTGCAGACCATCTGGTGAGGAGACCCCCCGCATGACCCGAGCTCGAGCAGGCCTGCGCGCCGCGGCGATCGCCGCCGCCGGCACCGCGGCCGCGCTGGCCGGCCGCCTCGTCCGGCGCTGGCCCGGCCTGGCCGCGCTGGTGTGTGCCGTCGCCGGGGTCTGGACCCTGGCCGGCTACAGCTGGGCCCTGGTGACCGCCAGCGCGTTCGCGCTGCTCGCCGACTACCGGGCGGCCTGACCATGGGCCTGTTCTCCGGCGCCCGCGCGCAGCAGCGGTCGGCTGACGTCCCCGCGTCCATGCTCGAGGCGCTCGCAGCCGGCCGCGGCCGCGGCGCCGGCGGCTCCCCCGTCCCGGTCGGCTGGTCCGGCTCGCAGGCCATCCCGGCCGCCCTCGACGCCGTCCGGCTGCGCCACGACCTGCTGGCCACCCTGCCGGTCCAGGTCTTCCGCCGGGGCAAGAACGGCCACCCCGAGCAGATCGAGCCGCCCGCGGTGCTGCAGAAGCCGGCCGCACGCTGGGAGCTGATCCCGTGGCTGGCGGCCACCCAGAAGAGCCTGGACCTGCGGGGCAACGGCTACGGGATCGTGGTCGACCGGGACGCCCGCGGCCGCGCGACGCAGATCGAGCTGCAGCACCCCGACACCGTCCGCCCGGTCATCACCAAGGCCGGCGAGCTGATGTACCGGGTGGCCGGCCACGGCAAGCTCTTCGAGCCGCGCGAGATCTGGCACGAGACCTGCAACGAGGAGCCCGGCGAGGTCCCGATCGGCCTGTCGCCGATCGCCGCGTGCGCCCGGTCGCTGGGCATCAACATCGCTGCTGAGCAGTTCGGCGCCGACTTCTTCCGCGACGGCGCCCACCCCACCGCGCTGATCAGCAACACCAAGGCTTCGACGATCGACCAGACCACCGCGGCGGTCGTGAAGGCGCGGTTCATGGCCGCGGTCAACGGCAGCCGCGAGCCCGTCGTCCTCGGCGGCGACTGGAAGTTCGACCAGTTGTCCGTCGCGCCCAACGAGTCCCAGTTCCTCGAGACGATGCGATTCGGGGTCAACCAGACCGCCCGCATCTTCAACGTCCCCGCGGAGCTGATCGGGGGCGGTGCCGACGGGTCCTCGCTGACCTACGCCAACCGCGTCGACCGCGCCCTGGACTTCCTGACGTACCGCTTCGGCCCGACCATCGTGCGCCGCGAGAACGCCCTCAACCGCCTGGTCGGCCCGGGGGAGTGGGTCAAGTTCAACCGCGGCGCCCTGCTGGCCACCGACATGCTCACCCGCCTCAAGGCCTACGAGATCGGGCTCCGCAACGGCGTCTACGCCTTCGACGAGCCGCGCGAGCTCGAGGAGAAGCCGCCGCTCACGCCGGCCGAGATCACCGCGCTCAAGGACGCCGGCCTGCTCGGCAAGTCCTCCCCCGCCCCGACCCCCTCGACGGAGAACTGATGTCCACCGCCACCCTGCCCAGCGCCGCCAAGGCCGCCGAGCTCCGCGCCGCCGGCGCGGCCGCCCTCGCCGACAGCCCCTCCGCCCGCCGCGGCGCCCCCGCCGCCGACGCGCCCGCCGTCGTCCGCATGCCGATCAGCTCCGTCCAGTTCCGCGCCTCCGGCGACGGCGACGGCGAGATCGTCTTCGACGGCATCGCCTCGACCTACGAGCGCGGCTACGAGATGTGGGACTGGTACGGCCCCTACACCGAGGTCGTCTCCGCCGGCGCCGGCGCGCTCAGCCTGTCCCGCAACCCCGACGTCGCCTTCCTGCTCAACCACCGCGGCATGACCCTGGCCCGCACGAAGAGCGGGACGCTCGAGCTGTCCGAGGTCGACGAGGGCCTGCGCGCCGTCGCCCGCCTCGACACCCGCGTCACCGCCGTCCGCGACATCCAGGTCGCCGTCGAGCGCGGCGACCTCGACGAGATGTCCTTCGCCTTCCGCATCACCAAGGGCAAGTGGTCCCCGAACTACGACGAGTACCGGATCGAGGAGTACGACATCGACCGCGGCGACGTGTCGATCGTCAACTTCGGCGCCAACCCGCACACCGCGGACGGCTTCACCGGCTTCCGCTCGGCCGAGATCCTCGCCGGCCTCGCCCACCTCGACGGCGCCGAGCTCGAGCGGGCCGCCGCGGCGATCGAGGCCCGCCGCGGCCAGCTGCTCGCCGCCGGCCCGGTCGGCACGATGGGCGCGGCCGAGCTCGACGCCATCGTCCGCGAGCTCGCCCCGCACCCGCTCGCCGCCCGCTACGCCACCGCCTGACGTCGTGGCCACCGACCGCCTCGGATCGGTCACGGTTGACCAGCTGGCCAAGGACCTGTTGCGGATGAGCGCGGCCACCCGCGGCGCGCTGCGCAGGCGCATCGAGGCGCTGGGCCAGCCGCTGCTGGCCGACGCCAAGAGCAGGGCCAGCTGGTCGACCCGCATCCCGGCCGCGATGTCCGTGCGGCCGATCGCCAGCGTGGCAGCCGGCCGGGTCGGGCTGCAGCTGCGCGTCAGTTCCGCGGACGCACCGCACGCCCGCGCCTACGAGGGCATCTCCGACGCGGGCAGCCGCGGCGGCTCCTTCCGGCACCCCGTCTACGGCAACCGCGACGTCTGGGTGTCTCAGGCCGAGCGGCCCTACGCCTGGCCGGCCGTCGTCGCGATGGGTGACAAGGCCCGTCAGCAGATCGCGGAGGCCGCCGAGGACGCCGCCCGCGAGGCCGGCTTCCGCTGATCCCCTCGACCGTTCAGAACTGAACGGTCGGCCCCTCGCCCCAGCCCCCGGACGCCGCCGGCGCCCGGGTCTTCCCCATGCCCGAGAGGACCGCACCCATGCCCGAGATCGCCAACGCCCAGGCCTTCTACCAGCCCGGCGTCGCCGAGATCGTCCGGATCAACACGATCACCGACAGCACCGGCCTGCAGCCGACCGCGGCCGAGATCAACGGCGGCCTGAAGCTGCTGAACGAGGTCTTCGACCTCGCCGGCTGGTCGTCGAACACCAACTTCATCGAGCGCCGGCGCGCGAAGTCCCGCACCCGCACCCAGGTCGCCGGCGCGATCACGCTCGAGGGCTCCTCGATCACCTTCACGGCGGACAAGCTCGGCAACGACGCCGCCGCGGAGTTCGCCGTCGGCCAGACCTTCTACCTGGCCTTCGCCGACCGCGGGCTCGTCTCCGGCCGCCCGGGCGAGGTCTTCCAGGTCGAGGTCGGCGCCGTGGTGAACCTGCGCAACTTCGACAACGACTACTTCAAGATCCGCGTCGACTTCGGCATCCAGCGCGTCGAGAAGATCACGCTCCCCGCCGGCCTCTGAGCCTCGCCCCCCACCCGCTGAGCGAGCTCCAGGAGGACCTCGTGGACGACACCACCCCCACCACCGCTCCCCGGACGAGCACCGCCCGGGCCGACAAGTCCGAGCTGGTCGACCAGGCAATGAGCCTGGGCGTCCCCTCGTACGAGGCCTGGGCCATGACCGTCCCCGCGCTGACCAAGATGCTGGAGGCCTGACCGATGGCGCGCACCGCGATCACCCCGCAGGTGGCCACCCCGGCCGGCCTGACGCCGGCCTTCGAGCCGGCCAACGTCGACGGCAACTCGTTCGTGCTCCGCCAGGCGCGCGCCCTGCGGATCAAGAACGGGTCCGGCGTCTCGATCAACGTCACCCTGCCCACCCCGGGCACGGTCGACGGGCTCGCGATCGCCGACAGGGTCGTCGCCGTCCCGGCCGGCGCCGACATGCTCATCGGCCTGAGCCGCGGCGACGCCTACCGGCAGACCGACGGCTCGGTGTACGTCGACTACTCCGCGGTCGCCTCGGTGACCGTCGCGGTCCTCGACATCCCGTGAGCCTCCGCGCCCGCATCGAGGGCAAGGCCCGGCGGACGGCGACGTTCCCCCTGCAGGTCGGGAACGTCGCCGCCGCCGCGGCCGCCGTCGCCGTCTGCCAGGCCGCCCTCGACCGGCACCTGAACACGGCGACCGACCCGGCCGAGAGCACCGAGGAGACGCTGCGCTTCGAGGAGCGCAGCGCGGAGCTCCGCCGCGAGCTCGCCCAGGCGCAGCAGGCCGAGGCCGACACCGTCGTGCTCATCGAGCTGCAGTCCCTCGATGACGACGTCTTCGACGCCGTCCTGGGCGACGCCCCCCGGGACGACGACGGCGACGTCGACCTCACCGGCGTCCGCGCAGCGCTGCTCGCCGCGTCCTGCATCGACGAGGAGCTGCAGGCCGAGTCCTGGTGGGCCGAGCAGCTCGCCCGCCCGGAGTACTCCAAGGGCGACCTGCTCGCGCTGAACAACGCGCTGCTGGCGCTCAACCTGAACACCCCGGACGGGCGCCAGGGAAAAGGCTGAGGCGCGACCGCCTGCACGCTGCCCGGATGGCCTACTGCGGGCCCCGCGGCATCGAGCTCGACGCCTTCTTGCGCTGGTCGCGCCGCTCCCAGAACGCTGCCCTCGAGTGGGCCGCTCACGAGGCTCTCCGCTGCCGCGGCTGCGGCACCCACCCCGAGGACTGGGCCGAGAACCCGCACGCCCACCACGCGCACCTGTCCGACGAGTGCCCCGGCTGCGTGAAGACCCACAGCGCGCAGCAGCACTTCAAGGAGCTCCCGCCGGGCCAGCACGTCGTGCTGGCGCCCATGCCGGCCAGGGACTGCCCGTCCTGCGGGCCCTCCCGCCCGACCGTCCAGAACTGAACAGACGCCCGGTCCGGCCCGGGGGAGGGGAGGGCCGACACGTGAACGGTCTGACCAAGGACGTCGTGATCAAGCTGCTCGGCGACTCGTCCGACGCGCAGCGCGCCATCCGCGCCGCGGCCGCGGAGGCCGAGGTGTCGGTGTCGGCCTACAAGAAGGCGCAGCGGGAGTACGACAAGCAGCAGAAGGCGATGGCCGACGCCGCCGCCAAGCACCGCCTGGCGGTCGAGGTCGCCGCCGCCAAGAGCCGCGACGAGGTCGCCTCGATCGCCCGCGGCCTGGCGCTCGTGGTGGGGGCGGCCACCGCGGCCGGCGTGGCGCTGCCGGTCGCGCTGGCCGGCGTGGCCATGGGCTTCGGGGTCATCGGCATCGCCGCCGCCTCCCAGAACGACGAGGTCAAGGCCGCGTTCGCCGGGCTGGTCGACACCGTCAAGGACGGCGTCGACGAGATCGGGCAGCCGATGGCCGACGTCCTGCCCGGGATCGCCGACCGCATGGGCGCGAGCTTCCAGCGGATGAAGCCGCAGATCATCGACGCGGTCGAGGCCGCGGCTCCGCAGATGGAGCGGCTGACCGACTCCACCCTCGACATGGCCGAGAACGCCCTCCCCGGCCTGGTCGCGGCGGTGGAGAACGCCGGCCCCGCCGTCGACGGGCTGGGGTCGTTCATGGAGCGCACCGGCACCGCCGTCGGCGACTTCTTCGCCGACCTCTCCGAGAAGTCCCCCGCCGCGCAGCAGGCCTTCGACGGGCTCGGCGACGTCGTCGTCGAGCTGCTGCCGGTCCTGGCCACGCTGATCGGCGAGGGCGCCGAGCTCGCCGGCGACGTCCTCCCGGCCGTCGCGGCCACGCTGCCCGCGGTCAACTCCGGGCTCAGCCTGGTGCTCAACACCGCCCAGGCGCTCGGCCCCGCGTTGCCCGCGATCATCGCCGGGTTCGTGGGCATGAAGGCCGCCGGCTTCGCGGGGTCGCTGATCGGTGGCCTCGGCAACAACATGCAGGCCCTCGAGGGACGCCTCGGGACGTCCAACACCGCGCTCGGCCGGACAGGCGGTGCGCTCACCAACGTCGGCAAGGCGCTCCCGATCATCGGCATCGGCGTCGCGGCGGTGAGCGCCGGGATGGCGTCTGCTGAGCAGAACGTGCGCGAGTTCGGCGAGTCGGCCGCCCTGCTGTTCGCGAAGGTGCGGGCCGGCGGTCCCGACGCCGAGGCCGCGCAGCAGTCCCTCGAGCGGCTGCGCCAGGCCGCCGCGGACATCGGTGGCGACTTCCAGAAGGCCTACGAGGAGGCCAAGGAGTTCAACGACTCCCTGACCCCGCTGCAGGTCGCCCAGCAGAACGTGACCGTCGCCGAGACCGAGCTCGCGAACGCCATCCGCGACCACGGCCGGGAAAGCGCCGAGGCAACCGGCGCTCAGGAGCGGTACGAGCAGGCGCAGCGCGACGTCGCTGACGCCGCCGGCGAGACCGAGCTCGCGCTCTACGGCGTGACGCAGGCGATGATCGACCAGGCCAACCAGGCGCTGGCCGCGATCGACTCGCAGTTCGGCTACCAGAACAGCCTGAACCAGCTCGAGGACGCCCAGGCCGCCGTCGCCGAGGCGCAGGCGCACCTCAACGACGCCAACGAGGACATCCGCACCAGCACCGAGGACGTCGAGCGCGCCCAGCTGGCGGCCGCCGAGGCGGCGAAGAACACCGCTGTCGCGTTCGGTCAGCAGCAGGCCGACATGTCCGGTGCCGCCCAGGGCTCGGAGGAGTACGCGCGGATCCTGCAGACGAGCGCGCTGCAGGAGCTGTACCGGCTCCGCGACGCGGCGGGCCCGGAGCTCGCCGGCGCGATCGACCAGCAGATCGCGATGCTCGAGGCCTCCGGCGTCTCGTTGCAGGAGACCGGGGTGCACGCGGCCGCGGCGAAGGACCGCATGGAGGAGCTCGGCGCCAAGGTCACCGAGATCCCCGGCTACAAGGGCGTCGTCATCGACGCGCCGACCGACCAGCAGCGGCAGCAGATCGAAGCTCTCGGCTACAAGATCGTCACCCTGCCGAACGGGCAGGTCTACGTCACCGCCGACACCCGCGACGCCGAGACCGCGCTCGCCAACCTCTCCCGGATCCGCTACGCGACGATCGTCGCCACCACGGCCGGCGGCAGCTCGACTCGAGGCGCCGACGTCAACGCGCTCCGGCAGAACGCCGAGCGCGCCGTCGGCGGGCCCGTGTGGCCCAACCAGACCTTCCTCGTGGGGGAGAAGGGTCCCGAGCTCGTCCGCTTCGGCGCGCAGGGCTACGTCACCCCCGCCGACCTGACCGCGCAGGCCCTCCGTCAGCCGGCCGCCGCCGCGGCGGCGGCCGCGGCACCTGTGCTCACCCCTGCGCCCGCCGCGGCGCCCGCCGCCATGGGAGGGGTGGTCCGCCTGGACATCGACTACAACCGGCTCGGCGCCGTCGTCGCCGCGATCGCCGACCGCCGGCCGACCGTCGGGCAGGTCGTCACCCAGCGGGACGAGACCGGCTTCGAGATGGCCGACAAGCTGACCTGGACCGCGGCCACCAGGGGTCTCGATGGCTGACACCGAGATCCTCTGGCGCGGGCTGACCATCGGCGGGGACACCGACATCGACGTCCACGAGATCTCCGGCTGGGACGACCTCGACGACCTCGACACCTCGCTGGATCAGCCCCGGGTCCGGGCGCACGGCGACCACCCCGGCCCGATCTACTCCCGCGCGCGGACCGTCACGGTGCGCGGGGCGATCGCCAACCGCCAGGCGCGCGACCAGCTGGTGCAGGCCGTCCTCGGAGCGACCCCGGTGTCCTCCGAGGAGGAGCCGCTGACGATCGAGACGTTCGGCCGCCGGCTCACCGCCGGCGCGCGCCTGGTCCGGCGCTCGCTGCCGGTGGGGGAGGACTACGCCTCCGGACACGTCCCGTTCGCGCTCGCCTGGCGCTGCACGGACCCGCTCCGCTACGGGCCCGAGAAGAGCCTTTCCACCGCGCTCCCCGCCTCCGGCGGCGGCCTGGCCTGGCCGCTGTTCGCCAACGGGGTCCTGGACTGGGGCACGGCGGGGACCAGCGGCCAGCTGGTGCTGGTCAACGAGGGGACGGCCGACGCCGGCATCGTCCTGGAGGTCGCCGCCGGGACGACTCACGGGCTGCCGTCCGGCTTCGAGATCTCCGCCGCTGGCCGGCGCATCACCTACGGCACCGCCGTGCCGCCCGGCCAGCACATCGAGATCGACACCGAGACCGGCGCCGTGCTCGCCGAGGGCACCGCGGACCGCCGCCTCGAGCTGCTCAACAGCGACTGGCTGCTCGTGCCCGGCCGCGACCAGCAGACCGGAGCGCCGGGCTCGCTGACCGTCCAGTTCACCTCCCTCGGCGGTACCCGCGACCCCGCGGCCCTGCTGACCGCCCGATGGGAGGACACGTACTGGTGACCACGCGAGTCCTCTACGGCCACCTGCGCACCGGCCGGATCCTCGGCGAGCTCTCCCCAACCGGCTGCTCCTGGGCGCAGACGCTCAACGGCGCCGGCTCGATCGACCAGGTGACGGTCCCCAACGACGTCATCGAGCGGCTGCAGCTGCGCCAGACCGTCATGGGCCCGCGGGCGTTCCTCGCCGTCGAGCAGGACGACCGCATCCAGGAGGCCGGGCCCATCTGGACGTTCCCCTACGACTGGGTGCGCGGTCAGCTCACCCTCGGCGCCGCAGGCCTGTGGTCCCTGTTCGACTACCGCAAGGTGATCCCCGTGCTGGCCGCCGGCCAGCGCGTACAGGACCCGTCCGCGGACACCACCATCGCCGGCACCGACCTCGGCGGCATCGCCCGCGCGCTGGTCGCCCAGGCGATGACCCACGTCGGCGGCGACCTGCCCCTGGTCCTACCGGAGGCCGCGGCGGGGACGCGGACAGAGACGTTCCCGGGCTACAAGCTGCTCAACGTCGGGCAGCAGCTGCGCGAGCTCACCCAGCGCGAGACGGCGGCCCCGGACATCCGCTTCCCCGCCCGACGCAACCCCGACGACCGCCGCTTCCTGCAGTGGCTCATGGAGACCGGCACCGAGCAGACCCCGCAGCTGGCCCAGATCGGCCGCGACTGGGTCTTCGACACCACCACCCGGCGCTCCCCCGTGCTCGGCATCGGCACCGAGGGGGACGCCACGGTCATGGGCTCCCGTGCCTGGGTGACCGGCAACGGCAGCGAGCGGGACATGCTCATCGCGACCGCCTCCAACACCACGCTGCTCGACGCCGGCTACCCGCCGCTCGAGCAGGAGGAGAGCCGGTCCAGCGTCGAGCAGCAGGACACCCTCGACGGCCACGCCGCCAACCTCCGCGACCGCTCAGCCCGCCCGGTCGAGGTCTGGAAGGTCACCGTCCACGCCTCGGCCGCCACCGAGGTCCGCGCCGGCGACTACGCCCGCGTGAAGACCGCCGGCCACCCCTGGCTGGGCACCGGCGAGCACCGCCTCCGCATCCGGAAGAAGACCGGCAACCTCACCGACAGGGTGGTCCTCGACATGTACCCGCTGCAGGCGGCCCTCGGATGACCCAGGAAGCCGCCGTCCCCCCGGGCTTCTGGGGCCGAGTCCAGAAGATGATCGACGACGCCATCGCCGGGTTCGCCCGCTCCGGGTTCCTCCGCAACGCCTCGATCACCGGCGGCGCCGGCCTGACCATCAAGGACGGCGGCCGCCTGGCGCTGGAGACCGCGTCGGGCGTCGTCCTCTTCGAGATCGGACCGGTCGGCCCCGCCATGCCCGACGGCACCATCCAGCAGGGCCTGGTCATCCGGCGCGCGGACGGCACCCCCGCGCTGGCGATGTTCGACGCCAACACCAGCGACGGCGTCCTCCGACAGGCGGCCAACTGGTACGACCGCGGCGGCAACGTCGTCCTGGCCGACGACACCGACTCAGGCCAGGGCATCGCCCGGCCGTGGCTGTCCGGCGCCTTCTCCCGTACCCGGTTCGCCGACATGTCCGTGACCACGACGTCGTCGACCTTCGAGACCCTCTGGGACACCACCATCACCAAGCAGCAGCCGCGGCTGCAGGTGGGCTACCGGGCGACGATGGACACGTCCGGGACGACCGGTGAAACCCGGGTCCTCGTCAACGACGTGCAAATCGGACCCGTGGCCACGGAGGGCTTCGTCGTGGCCAGTAGGTACGTCGGTCCGGCGGCCGTCGCCGGCGCGCACATGAGCGACCTGACGATCAAGATCCAGGGCCGGCGGACCAGCGGCTCGGGAGCCCTGCGCGTCGAGCCCCTCGGCTGGCGGACGCAGCAGGCCTAGCCAGCCGGCGGCACGTATCCCGGCTCGCCAGGAAGCGGCTCGGCCGGAGTCCAACCCGGGTCGGGCGCGACCGGCGGCTCGCCAGGGTTCTGCGGCGGGGTCCAGCCCTCCGGCAGCGAGCCGTCGGGGTTCACCTGCGGGGCCGGGATTGTCTCCGGCGCGGGCGCGGGCGCGGGCACCGGAGCGGGGGCCTGGGGCTCGGTCACGTCCTCGACCGTAGCGACCGGCTGCTCCGCGAAGGGCGGCGCGACCGGAGCCGGCTCGGCCGACGGAGCCGCCGGCGTCGACGACGTCGTCACCGCACCGGTATCGGCCACCTCGCGGGTGCCCGTCTCGTCGTCGCCGGCCGCCGCGGCCGCACCGACGCCGACACCTGCGGCGACCAGCGCCGCGCCCACGACAGCCAGCCCGGCCTTCGTCCGTACCGCGGACAGCACCTCACCCATGCGCATGCCTCAGGTATCGGCCCTCGCCGGTCCCGACTCAAGCCGACCCGCCCCGGGTCACCCGATTGTGAAGGAGTCCCATGCCCGGCCTCGATGCCCTCACCGCCGGCGCCGGTCAGACCGACCAGCGCGACGCCCGGCACGCCGTGGGCGGCCTGCTCGCCGTCCAGGGCCCCACCGCGCTCGACGTACGCACCGGCGTCCTGCACGGCCCCGGCTCGACCGCCCTCATCACGGGCACGGCGAAGACCGGCCCCAAGATGAGCGTGCTGATCGGCGTGCACCACTCCGTCGGCTCCCGCGGAGTGGCCAACGGCCCCTACCTCGGGCCGACGCTGGACGCCGCGCTCGAGGTCGACGTCGACCTGGCGCCGGCCACCGGCTCGCGCATCGACGTCGTCTACGAGCGCCAGCGCGACACCACCTCCGGCGTACCGACCCCGGACGCCGCCACCGGCCCCGAGTACGGCGTCCTCAAGGGCTCCTCGAGCACCGGCACGCCGACCAAGCCGGACCTGTCGACGATCGTCGGCGCCACCGAGCTCGGCACCGTCACCGTCGCTGCCGGCGCGACGTCGACCAACGGCTCCAACGTCACCATCGCCAACACCGCCCGGCAGACCGTCGCTCGCGGTGCGCGCGTGCCCGTGCGCAACCAGGCGGAGCGGGACGCCCTGACCGCCTTCCCCGGGCTCGAGGTGTACCGGCTCGACAACGGCCAGGTGCAGCTGTGCACCGCGGCCGGCCCGCCGGCGGTCTGGAAGACCACCTACGACCCCGCCGCGCCCTTCGGGCAGCTGCCCTCGATCCGCGTCTTCCGAGCCAACTCGGCCGGCTACAACTCCCCCTCGATCTGGTACCCGGTGCCGTGGGACGGCTACGACACCTTCACGTCCTACGACCCCGGCTACGCGGGCACCCCGCAGATCGGCGGCGGCGAGTACTTCGGCCACGACTTCAGCGCCACCGACGACCGCCGGATCCTGATCAAGAAGTCCGGCCTCTACTTCGTAGAGCACGAGTCCGCCGGCAACACGGCGCCCGCGGGCGTGCGCGTCAACTACATGACCGACGTCCGCACGATCGGCACGACGATCACCGGTTCGAGCACCCAGACCTCCACGGTCGCCCGGATCTCGGCCGGCAGCTACATCGGCGGCAGCATCGTCCAGCCCAGCTCTGACGTGGCCGACGGCACCAACGGCTTCCGCAACCACCTCGTCATCACCCGCCTGGGCGACTGACCCTCCCGCGCTGCCGCGTTCCTGCACGTTCCCCGCCGGACCTCCCGAGGTCGGGCCCTTCGCCATGCCCTCAGGAGGCCTGATGTCCACCGCCGTCGCTGTCCTCGACGTCGCCCGCGCCGAGCTCGGCACCGCCGAGTCCCCGATCGGCTCCAACCGCGTGAAGTACAACGCCTGGTTCTACGGCCGCGAGGTGTCGGGCGACGCCTACCCGTGGTGCGCCGTCTTCGTCTCCTGGGTGGCTATCACGGCCGGCGCCAGCGCGCTGATCCCCCGCCACGCGTACACCCCGGCCGGCGCCGACTGGTTCCGCCAGCGCGGCGCCTGGGGGAGCACGCCGCGGGTCGGCGCGATCGTCTTCTACGAGTGGCCCGGCATGGGCCGGATCAGCCACGTCGGGATCGTCGAGACCGTCCACCCCGACGGGTCCTGGACGGCCATCGAGGGCAACACCGACGCGGCCGGGTCCCGCACCGGCGGCCAGGTGATGCGGCAGCGCCGGCGCTCGGTCGGCGCTCGCGGCGGCTTCGGCTACCCCGCCTACGCCGCGGCCGCCGCGGCCACCCCCGTCCCCGCGCCGGCGGCGGGCCGGCCGACGCTGCGCCGCGGCGACACCGGCGGCCACGTGCAGGCCCTGCAGCAGCGGCTGCGCACCGCCTACCCCGCCTACGCCGGCCACCTGGTCGTCGACGGCGACTTCGGTCCGGCCACCGAGGCGGCCGTCCGGGAGTTCCAGCGTCGCAGCCGGCTCGACGTCGACGGCGTCGTCGGCCGCAACACCTGGCGCGCCCTGGGGCTGGCGACGTGACCGCCCGGCCCGACGGCGCGCAGGACACCTACGCCGGCGTCGACGGCGCTCGCATGGGCTGCGTCGACGACCTGCAGCAGCCGTTCCAGACGCCGCGCTGGTTCGTCATCACCATCGCCGCGGCGACCGTCCTGAGCTTCGTCCTGGCGGGGGTGGTGCTGCGGTGACCATCCCCGTGCAGCGCGGCCCGGAGTCCGACGGCACCGGACGGGTCCTCAGCCTGGTCGTCGAGAGCCTGCGCCGCGTCGAGGACTCGGTCGGCCGCCTGTCGGCCGACATGCGCGTCGAGCTCGCCAAGCTCCCCGAGCAGTACATCCACCGCCGCGAGGCCGACCGGCGCTTCGACGAGCTGAGCCTGGCCGTCCGCGAAGAGGAAGCCGAGCGGCAGCGCGACGTCGCCTCCGCCCGCGAACAGGTCACCGGCCTCGAGCGGCGCCTGGTCGAGGGGCGGCGCTGGGTCGTCGGACTCGCCTGCGGCAGCGGCCTGGCCGGCATCGGGCTGATCGTGAACATCATGGACAAGTTCCAGTGACGGAGGTCCTGCCCGTGACCCGCCCCTCTCCCGGCCGCCCGCAGCCGGTCCTCAGCGCCGCCCAAACCGCGGCGATCGCCACCTGGGCTACCGCCCTGCTCGTCGGCTGGCTCGCCCGCCGCGGCGTGTTGCTGCCCGCCGAGATCAGCGAGCTCGCCGCGCACCTGATCGGGCTCGGCATCGTCGCCGTCGTCGGCGCCGGCTCCAGCCTGCTCGGCGCCCTGCGGGCCCGGCGGCACGTCACGCCGCTCGCCGACCCCCGCGACGACGACGGCGTCCGCCTGGTCCCCGCCCGGCAGCTGCCGCCGGTGCCCCCGGCGCGCTGGTTCAGCCGGCCGGAGCCGCCGTCGGCGCCGGACACCGCGCTGATCGAGCGCACCCAGGTCGCCGGCCCGTTCGTCGACGTCAGGAAGCTGCGCGCCGAGTACGGCCTGGACTGACCGACTTCTGTCACACCCCCATGAGAGGCTGATCTCCTACCGCGCCGGCGCGCTGGGAGATCGGCGCCCAGCACCGAGGCCCCTCCCGCCACCCGGCGGGAGGGGCCTCGTCGTCGTTGCTGGGGGAGGGGAGCGGTTCGGCTCCAGGATCAGTCCCCAGACGCCGAACTAGGGTGCGTGGTCATGTCCGAGCAGCTGTCCCGCGCGATCGCGATGCAGGTGCGGCGGCTCATGGACGAGCGTCAGGTAAGCGCCTATGCGCTGTCGAAGCAGACTGGGATCCCGCAGTCGAGCCTGAGCCGCAAGCTCAACGGGCCCGCCGCGTTCGACTTCGACGACGTCCAGGTCATCGCGGCCGCGCTCGGCATGGACGTCACCAGCCTGGTCGCGGCCGCCGAGCACGGAACCCCTCCCCCGACCGGGTGACACTACTTCCATTTTCGGGTACAGCTCCCAGGGGGTAGTGCCGAAAATGGAAGCATGACCGCTCCGCGCATCACCGCCGCGATGGTCTCGACCGTCGCCGAGGCCCGCTCCGCCGTCGTCGTCCTCGACGAGACCGCCGGCGCCCTCCGCCTCCAGCCCTCGCTCACCCCGCAGCAGGCCGACGACCCCGCCGTCGTCGTGCTGCTCGACCACTTCGGTGCCCGCTACTGGCTCCGCGCCCGCGGCACCGCCGGCGCCGCGGCCGCGGCCGCCACCGCTGAGGCCCGTCTGGCGGTCGCAGCGTGACCGCCGCCCTGCAGGCGCCGGCTGCCCCGATGCTCGACGAGCTTGCCGCCCGCCGGATCACCAACCGGATCCGCGAGACGCTGCAGGTCGCCGTCGACCTGCTCATCGAGGCGTGGTCCGGCCGGGTCTGGGAGCCCCTGGGGCACGGCAGCTGGGAGGACTACCTGGCCGCCGAGTTCGGCGACCTGAACTTCCGGCTGCCCGCCGAGCCGCGGCAGGAGCGGCTGCTCACCATGCGCCAGGCCGGGATGAGCGTCCGCGCGATCAAGGCGACCCCGGGCGCCGGCTCCGCGGGCACCGTTGCCGGCGACCTCAAGGTCCTGCGCGCGGCCGGCCGGCTCGACGACTCCGGCGGCGTCACGTCCCTCGACGGCCGCCGCCGTCCCGGCCGCGCCACCAGCCGGCCGACGAGCGCGCCGGAGATCTCCCCGGCCGACACGGTCGCCGACCAGGCGGTCGCCTGGGTGGCCGCCGCCGGCGCCCGCGGCCTGACCGTGCACGAGCTCTGCGACCGCGCCGGCTGGCGCCAGGGCAAGGCCTCGGCCGCGCTGTCCCGGGTCCACCGCCAGCGCCGGGTCGGCGTCGAGGGTCGCTTCCGCGGCGGCTGCACCGTGTACGTACAGCGGTGAGCCCCGGAACTGTCACCGGTCGCCCCTACCGTTGACGACGCCGCCTGGAGGCGTCACGTGGAGAGCAACACCCGGGCCTGGTCAGCCCACCCCCGAGCGCCCCTCCCACCGCCAGCCCGTGGCGGGGGAGGGGCGCTTGTCGTCTGCCGGGGACACGACGCGCAGCCGCCGGCCGGCCACCGCGGCGGCCCCGACCACGGGCAGACCGAGCACCGCGGCCCGGCACTCGTCGTCGTCGACGAAGGTGTAGATCTGCGTGCTGGTCAGCGACTCGTGCCGCAGCAGCTCCTGCGCGATCCGGGTGTTCCCGCCCGACGCCCGCAGCACCTCGGTGCCATACCAGTGGCGCAGCTGGTGGGCGGTCGCGTTCACCTCCGCCCGCCGCATCAGCTTGCTGATCGTGTTCGAGACCGAGTTGCCGCTGACCGGGCCCGGCCCGCGGTGCGCGGGGAACCACCAGCCGTAGCGGGGGAAGTCGTGCGCGATCGCCGCGACCGCCGGATGCAGAGGCAGCCTCGCCGGCTTCGAGCCCTTCCCCACCACGGACAACCACGGGCCGTCGATGTCCTCGCCCCGGAACTTCGCGATCTCGTGCGCGCGCAGCCCTTGATAGGCGCCCAGCAGCACCATCGCCCGGGTCCGCCGACGGTTCACCGTCGCGAGTACTCGCTCGAGCTGGGCGGTGGTGATCGGCCTGGCGGTGCGCTTCACGCCGCGCGGCTTGTGCAGCCGGTCGACCGGGTTGTCGCTGCGGTAGCCCATGGCCACCAGCCAGGAGAACCAGGAGTGCAGGTCGGCGTAGTTCACCGCCCGGGTGCCCGGCGAGATCCGCCCCCGCGACGCCGGCGACGTCGTCCCGCCGGCGGCCCTGGTCGACGGCGAGATCAGCGGGGTCGCGTCCCGGCCCAGGAACTCCGCGAGGTGCTGCCACTCGGCCAGCGCCGCCTCGACGCCGGCATACCGGCCGAGGTGGTCGACCAGGCCCAGCCGGTTACTGACCGTGCGCTCGCTCATGCCGGCGCCGCGCATCCACACGGCCCACTGTTCGAGCAGCTCAGCGGTCAGGTCCCCCGAGTCGTTCATGCGGCAGGCGTACGGGACTGGCTGGTCCGCAGCATCCGGGACGCCTCGGTCGGGTGGTGCGCTCACCTTCGGACGGGTGACGCCGCGCCGGCCCGGTCACAGGCGGTCACGCGGTCGCCCGGTACTCGTCGAGCAGCCGGCGAGCGTCCTGCAGCCGCTGAAACGCGACGACGTCGCCGCCGTTGTCCGGGTGCAGCCGACGGGCGGCGACTCGGTAGGCGCTGCTCCGCCCGGTCAGCCACTCGCCGAGGACGTCGTCCGCGGTGACACCGTCGGCGTGCTCGGCGACGAAGCGGGCGGCCGCGTCGACCGTCATCGCGGCGGCCGGCATCGGGATCGCGTCCCCGCCGCCGGAGGGGAGCGCCTTCCACCCGGCGTACTGCTCGCCGCGGCGGGTGATGCCGTAGCGGTCGACCTTGCGCAGCGCCTCGAGGCCGAGCGCGATCGCGCGCAGGTTGTGTTGCCAGTCCGACTGCATGCCGTCGCGGCGCCAGGACGGGCGGACGAAGCGGTCGGTCGCGTACTGCAGCGGCCCGTGCACCGAGTCGAAGGCCAGGCGGACCGCCGGCGACGCCGCCCGGGCGTCGGCCCGGAGCATGCCGTCCGCGCGGATCCCCCGCTCAGCGACGTCGACCTCGATGACGATGTGCTCCGCGTCCAGGGCGTAGAGCTCGCGGTCGAGGACATCGAGCGTGTCCGACCAGGTCGCGGTGAACTGGCTGTTCTCGTGCGCGCCGGCGAACGGTGTCCGGTCGCTGATCGGCCGCACGGTGTACGTGAAGGTCATTGGGCACCGCTCTTCTCGGCGGCCAGCTTGGCGATCGCCGCGGCGTAGTTGGGCGGGGGCGCAGGCGCCCACCATGGGCAGGAGCCGCACCAGCAGACCGCCGGTGGGCAGTACCGGCCGGAGCCCGCCGGGTCGCACGCGCTGGGCTGGCCGGGCCGGCCACCGTCGGTGCACGCGCACGTCGACGGCCGCGGCGCCGTCCGCTCGGCGGCCTGGCGGCGCTCGTCCGCCGTCCGGATCAGATCGGGGAGGACGCCGTCCTCCCCGCGGTGGCGCCGCAGGTAGCGGCGGAGCTCCCGGGCCTCATCCGGGGCGAGCTCGCTCGTCGACGCGAGCGGGCGGCCGACGTACAGGGCGGCGTAGGCAAGGCGGCTCGGTCGGTCCCGGACGCCGACCTCGTCGAAGGCGATCGCCAGCGCGGCGAGTAGTCCCCGGTCGGCGCGCTCGAGCACGGCGCCGGTCATGCCGGCGTCTCCGCGGCGACCAGTACTGGCAGGTCCGGCAGTCCGAGGCGGATGGCGGCGACCACCCGATGATGACCGTCCCAGACACGCCCGTCGGGCCCGAGCAGCACGGGCTCGCGGACGCCCTGCGCGAGCAGCTCGGCTTCGAGCTCCCGCTGGTAGCTCGGGTCCTGGTCGACCAGGTCGCGCACCTCGTCGTCCCAGGACCACGGCGGGCCGTAGCTGCCGGGGCCGTACTGGGCCAGCAGCTGAGCCAGCGGCATCCGCTCAGCCACCCGCCGTCACCGCCTCGGCCGGCCACGGGTACAGCGGGGGCAGCGGCTCATCGGCGGCGGGGTCCCACGCGAGGGTGGTAGCTCCGTCCCGCTGCGCCTCGGCCAGCGCCTGGTGCAGGGCGGTCATGTCGCGGTGCTCGTGCGCGCCGTTCGCGTGGCTGAGCGCCGCGAGCACCAGCGCCATGTTGTCGCGGTCGAGGCCGGCGACGGCGTCGGAGAGGTCGACGGCGTAGCCCTCGACGCCGAGCAGGCTGCCGATGATGGCCACGATGCGCCGCTGCGACCCGGACAGCCCGGGGCCGGAGTCGACGAAGCCGGCGACGTCGGGCCAGACCAGGCCCCGGGGTACCTCGGGGTCCTCGGCGTTGCTCAGCAGGAAGCCCCCGGCGGCCATCCGGTCAGCCAGGCTGCGGTGGCGTATGAGTAGCTCGACGCCGGCCTCGTACGGGTAGAGGCCGCGGGCCCAGAGGCGCAGTCCGGCCTGCTGCTCGGCCGTCGCGGTCACGACGTCGCCCCGCACTGGCTGCAGAGCTCACCGAGCTGCTCGGGGTCGGGGACCCACCAGCAGCCGCCCGGGCATGCGGCGTCCTCGGTGCAGCCGCAGACCCGGCAGGCCGCGACGTCGACGTCGAGCTCGGCGGGCCGCAGCCGCTCGAGCTTCGGCTGACCGCCCGCGAGGACGTCCTCGAGTCGACCGAAGGCGCTGCCGCGCAGCCGGTCGACCACGCCTTGGCCGACGTCGCTCAGGGCCGTCACCGCGACCCCATCCACGACGACCGTCGAGTCGGGCCGCTGACCGACCAGCGCCTGGACGACGACGTCGTGGCTGTCGAGCTCGCTCAC